GATATTTTAGAACTGCTGAAGGAAAATTATAATGGCACTAGCAACATATTCAGATTTAAAAACATCAATTGCTAACTGGTTAAACAGATCCGATTTAACATCAGAAATATCAGGAGATTTTATAGTTCTTACTGAAAAAGATTTTAATTCTAAATTAAGAATTAGAAAAATGATTACGACCGATAGTTCATTTACTATTGATGCAGAAACAGTTACACTTCCTACAGGATTTTTACAATTAAGAGATATGTATATTGTAAATGGTGGAACTAAGTATGCTTTAAAATATATTACTCCTGCACAAATGGATCAAATTAAAGGAAGTTCGACTTCTGGACAACCTTCTACTTTTACTATTATTGGAGATAATTTTAGATTTGCTCCAACTCCTGCAAGTTCTTATACTGCAACAATAAATTATTATAAAGAATTTGATGCACTATCAGATTCTAATACTACAAATTATATCTTAAATAATCATCCTGCTATTTATTTATATGGTTCATTATATCATGCTGCTAATTTTTTAGGAGGTGTAGATCCTCAAAGACTTCAACAATGGCAAGGAATGTACACAACTGCTATGGAAAGATTAGAGAGAAATGATAGAGAAGATCAATATGGAAATGCACCATTACAACAAAGAGGTGATGTAACTGTTGCAGGTTCATTTAATGATAACTTTGTTGCAGTAACAAATAATAACCAATAGGAGAATAATGCAAATACCTTTTGGAGAATGGCTACCAGATCAACCTGAATATTTAAATCCAGGTGCGAATACTGCTAACAATGTTTATTATGCACAAAATTCTTACAAACGATTTCCTTCATTAGTTAATTATTCAACAAATAATATTGGTGAGGATAGTAGAGGTGCTGGTTCATTTAGAGATAATTCAGGTAATGTTTATAACTTTGTTGCAAAAAATACTGATCTGTATGAATTAACTGGTGGAGCTTTTACTTCAAGAAAAGGATCTTTAACAGGTGGCAATACAGACTTTTGGACATTCACACAATTTGGTAATTATGTAATTGCAAGTAATGGTATAGATGCACCTCAATATTATTTAATGGGAACATCTACTAACTTTGCAGACTTATCTAGTATTGTAACATCAGGAACATTACCAACATTTAGAGTAAGTGGTGTCATTAGAGATTTTTTAGTTACAGGAAATCATACAAATGCACAAAACAGAATTCAATGGTCAGGTATTAATGATATTGCAACTTGGGCTGCTGGAACTAAACAATCAGACTTGCAAGACCTTCCAGGTTCAGGTGGAGAAATAGTACATATAACTTCTGGAGAGATTGGTTATGTGTTTAGGCAAAATCAAATAATTCGTATGGACTATGTCGGTGGTGCAACAGTATTTAGATTATCAGTTATATCTCCTAATAGAGGAGCTGTTTATGGTAGAACAGTTTGCCAAGATAATAGAAGGGTATTCTTTTATGCTGATGATGGTTTTTTTGAAATTAATGGAGACCAAGTTATCTCAATTGGTGCAGAAAAAGTTAATAGATTTTTTGATGTAGATTTAAATAAAGCATTTAGTGATCGTATATGTGCTGCTGTTGATCCATTTAATCAGTTAGCATTGTGGTTATATCCTTCTGCTAACAACACAGCAAACACTACAGGTATTTGCGATAAGATATTAATTTATAATTATGCTACACAAAAATGGAGTACAGCAGATGCAAGTGCTAGTACAATATTTTCTCAGTTTGTAGGAGCATACACAGTAGAGTTAATGGATATTATTTCTGAAAACTTAGACCAAATCAATATTGCATTAGATACAGATTTTTGGTCAGGTGGACAATTATTTTTAGGTGCTATTGATAGTGATTATAAAGCTGCTATTTTTTCTGGTACTGAAAATCAAGGAACAATAGAAACTAGAGAAATGGAGTTGTTTCAAGGACATAGAAGTAGTATAACTAATATTAGACCTATTATAGATGCAACATCATCTGTTACTGTAAAAAGTAGAGAAAGATTAGCAGATACACCTACAGAATCTTCATTATCTAGTATGGTTGCTAGTGGAGATAATCCTGTTAGGCAATCAGGTCGTTATTTTAGATTTAAAATAGTAACTCCAAGTGGATCAGTTTGGACTCATGCACAAGGAGTTGATATAATTGCTTCAAGAATTGGCTTGAGATGACAGACAAAACTGATATAGATAACGTTAGATATAGTTTCGAAACTCAAGAGTTCTTTCAAAGACAGATTGAAGAAGCAATTAATACATTAGTAAATGAAAAGAACCAAGAGAACAATAAAGCTTATGCTTGGTTTATAGGAGATTAAAGTGGCAGGAATAAAAGATTACTCAACAACACAGATAAATAATTCAGACTTAAATGGTATCTCAGTTGCAGAAGGGATGCTACCATCAAATTTAAATAATGCCATTAGAGCATTAATGAAAAATACTAGAGAATGGTTTAATGATTCTCAATGGGTAGAGTATGGTGATGGAGATGCAGCTTATACTGCTGCTTACGCATCAGCTACTTCTTTTACAATTGCAGGTGTTGATGTTACTCCAATTTACCATGAAGGCAGAAGAATAAAATTAACTGCTGCTACACCTGGTACAATTTATGGAACAATTAGTTCTTCAACTTTTTCTACAAACACTACAGTTAATGTAACTTGGGATAGTGGTTCATTATCTAATGAAGCTATATCAAATGTTTATATTGGTGCATTATCAAAAACAAATAATTCTATTCCAACAGGTGTAATTGCTACTGCTACTTTAGCAGATGGTTCAGTTACCACAGTTAAGATCGCAGCAGATGCTGTTAATGGATCTAAAATTGCAGATGATAGTATAGACTCAGAACATTATGTAGATGCTTCAATTGATACACAGCACATAGCTGATCTTCAAATTACTAATGCTAAACTAGGTGCAGACTCTGTAAATGGAAGTAAGATTGCAGATGACAGTATTGATAGTGAGCATTACGTTGATGGTTCAATAGATACTCAGCATATTGGAAATTTACAAGTTACTAATGCAAAACTAGGAGCTGATTCAGTTAATGGATCTAAAATAGCTGATGACAGTATTGATAGCGAACATTATGTTGATAATTCAATAGACACAAATCATATTGCAAATTCACAAATAACAACATCAAAAATAGCTGACAACAATATAACAACATCTAAAATTTTAAACTCAAATGTAACTGCCGATAAATTAGCAACTGACTCTGTAGTTGAAGCTAAAATTCAAAATAGTGCCGTTACAACAAATAAAATAAATAATGATGCTGTAACTATAGATAAAATTGCAGACGCAGTTATTATTACCAATGCTGAAGCATCAGGTCATACACCAGATGATGTTACATTTTTAACTACATCAGCAAGTGATAGTTTATATTTTAGACAAGATAGTTCTGAAACAATAGATTCAGGTGATACTTGGTCTGGTTCAGATTCTTATATTGCAACGACTGCTGCTATTGATGCTAGAATTATTGATTTAGTTGATGATGTCGGTGGATTTTTTCCAATAACAAATGAAACAAGTTTTCCAAATACAAACCCAGATGTAAATGATGGTGCAGGTACAATTGTATCAATTAAAGAAATGGCAACTACAAGAACTCCAAGCGGAGGAACAGTTACTATTGCTGGTGGTACAGTTGGTGGATCTACTGTAACTATTACAGGATGTGGTTCTACAGTTTTAACTGCTGGATTTGGTGTATTAGTTGAAACAAGTTCAACTTTAAATACTTACACTTTCCATAGATTAGTTCCAAAAGCAACTGAAGTTACAACTGTTGCTGCGATTTCATCTGATATTACAACTGTTGCAGGACAAATATCTCCAACAAATAATATTTCAACAGTAGCAGGTGTATCTTCTGATGTTCAAACTTTAGCAGATATAGAAGATGGTACAGTTGCAACTAATGCAATATCTAATGTTGGAAATAATATTAGTTCAGTAGTAACTACAGCTGATAATATTACTGATGTAAATACATTTGCAGTTAGATATAGAATTGGTGCAACTAACCCTACTACTTCATTAGATGAAGGGGATTTATTCTTTAATACAACTGACAACGAATTAAAATTTTACAATGGTTCTGCTTGGTCAACTATTCAAGGTGGAATATCAAATGTTGTAGATGATGTAACCCCACAATTAGGTGGCAACCTAGACCTAAACTCAAACGATATTACAGGCACAGGAAACATTGATAATGTAGGAACAATCACTACAGATGGATTAACTGTTGCTGGTAATGTCAGCATAGATGGTGGCACAATCAAACTAGATGGTAATTATCCTGTAGGTACAAATAACGTAGCTTTAGGAGATCAAGCATTAGATAGTGGAAGTTTAAGTGGTCAAAACAATACAGCTATTGGTCATTTATCATTAAGTGATAATACAACAGGTTCTCATAATACCGCTATTGGTACTTATGCTTTATGCGATAATACAACAGGAACTGGAAATTCTGCTATAGGTAGAGGTATCTTACAATTTAACACCACAGGTAACTATAATACAGCACTAGGTTATAATTCATTAGTAGGTAACACAACAGCTTCCAACAACACAGCCGTAGGTTCTCAATCACTTTGTGCTAATACGACAGGTGCTTCTAATACAGCAGTAGGTTATCTAACACTTGTTGGAAATACTACAGGTTGTCATAACACAGCATTAGGTAATGAAGCTGGAAGATGTAATACTACAGGTTGTTCTAATACATCAGTAGGTAGTTCAGCATTATTTAACACAACAACAGGAACAGATAATACAGCAATAGGTAGAGTGGCTCTTTGTACTAATACTACAGGTTCTAATAATGTTGCTTTAGGTAGAGCAGCTTTACAATCCAACACCACCGCTAACAACAACACCGCAGTAGGTTATTTTTCACTTCTTGCTAATACGACAGGTATAGAAAATGTAGCAGTAGGAAATCTTGCATTAAATAATTCAACAACTAGCTCTGGTCAAACAGCAGTAGGAAATGCTGCTTTATATACAAACACCACAGGCTTAGAAAATACAGCTATAGGAAAATCTGCTTTACTTTTAAATTCAACTGGAAATTATAATACAGCAGTTGGTAAAGATTCTTTAAGAGCAAACACAGCTTCCAACAACACAGCAGTAGGTTATGATGCACTTACTACTAATACGACAGGTACACAGAACGTAGCAGTAGGTAGTTTTGCTTTATGTGGTAATACAACTGGAAATTATAATACTGCTATAGGTGACAACTCTATGTTAGGTGTAAATACAGGACTATATAATACTGCTCTAGGTCAAGGTACGTTAAGATGCAATACTTCTGGAGATTCTAACACAGCAGTAGGATTATCTTCTTTAAGAAATAACACTACCGCTTCCAATAACACAGCAGTGGGTTTCTGTTCACTTTGTACTAATACGACAGGTGGTAGTAATGTTGCAATTGGTAAAGAATCTTTAAAATGTAATACAACAGCAAATTTTAATACAGCAGTTGGGTGTGG